TATTTAACAACATATTCAACTTCATTAGTATCTGTTGGTGGTGTAAGCACATCACTTGCAGCTACATAATCATCCTGTCCAGGAGTACTTACTGCGTCAGTATGTTTAATAGCAAATTCACTTTCAGAAGCCTGAGAACCAAGTTTATATTCCTGTCCCATAGCACCATTATAAAGAGCATTGACAACAATTGTATCTTTTACATAACCTGTAATATCAAGTGTTTCTCCTGCTTTTACCGTTGTAATATAAGGCATCTTAATTGTATGTGAATCAGTTGCAATTTCTGCATCTGTTGCAGAAAGAGTTTCAATAACTGCCAAGTTTACGAATGTGTTTGTACCATTCACTTCTGCCGTTTTACCATTGTACTTTCTATATACAAGATTTCCATCTTTATCTTTGATATCAGAAGTATCAGCAGTTACTTCAATACTCATTTCTGATAACTGAGTTAAAGCATATAATGGTGTACCATTAGATTTTGCACCGTAACCAAACTGTAAACGGTCAATAATTACATCGCCTAATTTAAAAGCCATAATAATTTCCTCCTATTTTTAAATTTTTGTATTAAAAAAGAGCGATATAAACCGCTCAAGTTACTAAATTTATGTATGTAATTCACGCATAAAATTAAATTGCTCTTTTGGAACTTTAGACATATCAGCAAACCCCGAATAATTTCCTCCGAGTAAAGCTCTTGTAGATTCATATATCTGTAATCTCTGTACAGAATCCATAAATTCATAAATTCCTACATTTCTAAGTTCCTGTAATTTATACTTAAAACCTGGATGATTAATACAAGCTGAAACAAGTGGAAGAAGAGTTGAATTATTTTTATCTTCTTTTTGAGCCATATTTATTCTATCTTCATCTATCATCCATTTTTTAGCTGTCTTCCCCTTTGCTTTCTCTACTTTTGGATGAATATTAAGCAAAGTTCTGATATATTCAGCTATTTCCATATATTCAGATTCTTTTAAAATAAAATCATTTTCAGAATCATATAAACACAATTGAGGTTTATCAGAATCTTTTTCTTGAAACTGCATTAACTGCATATGTTCAATTCTATAATCTGGAAATAACAATCGAATTGCAGAATTATCAGTATCTGTCATACTTTTCAACATACTAAATACTTCAATATCTTTTACCTTGCACCAATCTATTCGTTGCGGCAAATCCCATAACATTGCACGAATAGAAGTAGAATTATACAGAAAAGGTGAAAGACTTGAATAAAATTTTGACTCACCAATATTAAGAATATTACCTATAGTCGGCTGTACAATACGAATACCTTTAACAAAGTAATCTTCTCTAAAATACATTTTAAGTTGATCAAATTTATATTCTTGTTTGTTATCTTTTTTTTGTTGAGCTTCAGTTAGAACAGCAGCTTGAAGTCCATCCAACATATCAGTATTTTGCTGTGCCATAATATCACCGCCTTAACTGATAATTATTTGTACTCGTTATACCGTTAGTCGTTTTAACGATTCCATTAGTGTCAACAACTTGGAATACAAGAGTTCGAACGATATAATTATTATCTGTTGTGGACTCCTTAGAAGACACAAGATGTGTTTGCATTCCAAATATATTAGACCAATCAAATCGTTCTCTTATAATAGAAGCGATAAGGTCATGTCTTGGAATACCTGTTAATTTATCATTTCTGTCATTACCATGAACAAAAATAGTAAATGTAACATTCGTATACTTTAATGTATCCTGATAGCGAGGCATTTCATCAAAAGACACTTGATAACAGATATAATGTTTTACTTCAGTCTGAGTATCAGGAATAAACAAATAAGGACGGATATTGGATGTTCCACCGAAATATCTATCCCATTCTCCAAGAGGTTCATACTCTTTTGTATCTTCGTTCCATTCCCAGTTGATATTACCATCATCATCAAAAAGTTCAGACTCTAATGACTTCTCATTAAGTGCATATAAAAGACATGGATTAAGCATAAGTGCTTTTTCAATCTTTTTCTTATACTGAATATTTTCATCATCAGGAGTAGTCTTATATGCACGAAGCTTATTTAACAAATCATTCTTTGTAACTAATTTTTCTACCATAAAACACCTCCTATTCAGTTAATTCCAACGACAAAATTTCAGATTTAATCGGCAAGTCATCCTTAACAATTTCACACTTAATCGACAGTATTTTGCCGATAGTAGAAGTGTCGTTAGGAAACTTTACTTTCTTTTGGTTGTACTCTGTACCAGCTCGCCATGTAACTTTATCAGTCCAATCTTCATTATCAATAGAGCAAGTCCACGTAAATATTGCATCAGCATATTCAGTTGTAATATCTTCATTGGAATCATTAAATAGATTTACTGTAAGATTTTTATAAGAGCCACCAACTTTAATAGTTGAAGTAGATGCTGAAATTCTTGCTGCGATAGAAGATGGGGTAGTAGTTGGAGTAGATGGATCTGTTGGGGCGATTTCTGAATCGAAATATGAAGCCCACATACCAATAATATTACCATTTTCGTCTTTCTCAATATAATCTCTATTGTCAGACCAAACAGTTTGATAGATTGTAAGTTTCTGAATACCTATAGGCTGAATATTCTCAATTTTTGTACAAGCCCATATTAGAGGGTGTTCAGTAGGAGCACTTACAACAATTCTCATTGTAGTATCTTCGCTATTGGTATACCAGAATTTCTCTGTAAGTTTATTTAGCGGTAGCCAGATTTTATTCTGATTATCTGTTCTGGTAAATATACGATCCGTATACTGCCCGATTGTATCAAATATGTTACTTTATTGGTTCGTTAACCCAATAAAGATAAAATTATAAATTAAGCTGCGGTATATGTTATGTATCTATCATATTTCCTTTGCAGATACAAATCGGCATCTTTATACATCCAATTCAAAAGCTTTATAGCAGAAGTTCCACTTAAACTAGCAACTTTTGTTATTCCATTGTGACAAGATGCATCATATATACCACAATAAATACCAAGTTTTGTTTCAACTATTTCTTTAATCTTTTTACAAAATTGTTCAGTAGAAGTAAATGTTAATGTAATCTTTTTATTGTGTTCATTTTTGACCTGTTGATATATACTTCCGTCTCCATCAAAATATCCACGCAATAAATGAGGATATAATTCTTCTTTAATATCTGGAAATTTAAGCACAAGACTTTTATTTTTTACAATTCCTAGATTAGTCAATGAATCACAGATATGTTTGCTGTACATATTAAAAGTACACATATTGTTATAAGAGTAATTATTATCATGCCTATTTGATTGATCGGTTATTTTCAATGGTTGATTACTGCTCATTTCATTACGTATTTTTTCAAGTAATTCTCTATCACTTTCTTGTAAGGAAATGAAAGCAGTTTGTTTTGGTGGATAATTACATCCATCAGCACACATAAGACCTAATACGTATACTTTATTTGGAGTATCAATACAATCAAAATATTCTTCATTTAAATTATATTTTCTTCTTCCATTATTGATACGTTCAATTCCAAATTCATCTAATATACGACAAATCTTATTGTAACTGCAATTCATAATCTTTCCTATTTTAGTAGTTGATAATTTTTCTTCTACATATAATCTAACAATTTCTTCTTTTTGTTCTTTTGTAAAAACTATTTCGTTATAATTTGGTATTCCGTTTTTCATTGCTTATTCCTCCTAAAAATTGCAATTATAAAAGACGGTAATCTACTTATTAGGAGTAAGTAGAAGTGGTTTGCAACCCACTGTCCCGTCTAATTAACTATTCTCTATTTATAATTTTATTTTCTCTGGTTTTCACCAGAAGTTCAGAGCACATCAACACCATATCCATAAGGATGTAGGTGGTTTCCATTAACCCACTTGGGTACTTGCTCGTTGAACGTTCCTCTATTCAAGGCTTCGCTGCTGATTACCTATTTCAGACATAATAAAGCACTTACATAATAAGTGTTAATGTCATCATATATTTAATTTTCAAACTTTCACGCTTATGCATATTTCATCATTACGTTGTAGTCAAATACCTTTAAGGTGTTCCAGCAATTAGAAAACTTTCGACATACTGTTTCCAGTATGAAGCGCATACTAATATACGACGATTGCATTCTTAAAACAGACCACATTCTACGCTTAATTCTATCTTTACCATTTATCTCAATCCAACACAATTCATAATCACATGGAAGAACGAGATACTTCGGAAATTGGTTTGCTCTTTCTTCACGGCAAATCAACCATTTATGATAAACTCCTCTATCGTCTGGAATATCAATGTATTCGCCTACAGGAAATGTATTTCCATAAACAGATTTGTAATCAGTTTCAAAATAATATAATTCATCATTTTCTGAAAATTGAACTGCTTGTGATGGTCTAAACTGAATGTAATATTCTACTTGGTCTTTATCCATAGACTGATATGACTTAACAATAAACTTTACATCTATGCGTGTTTTAGTTGTATTCTCATATGTCATACCTTCAGCTAATCGTGGCTGGTCATCGTGATAAAAGTCATAGATATAACAAATTTTACTCTGTGGATCCAATGATATTACTTATTAAATTCGTTATTTTTAATAAGTTGAATTATATAATTTATTAAACTCTAAATATTTATTATTCTTTCTAGTTAAAAACATTTCTGCATCGTTATAAATCCAATCTAGGATTTTTTGACAATTTATTCTTCCTGAAATACTTAAACATCTTATAGGCGAATCATATTTTTGATGGCAAAAACCAATATAACAATGAACTTTTAATTTTTGCTCTATTAATTGTTTTACACTTTGACAAAAATCATTTGTTCTTATAAGAGTAAATATAGCATGATAACTATTTTTCCTATCTGTTCTTTTATAAAAACCAAAACATCCATCTCCATCAAAATATCCTCTAATAAAATGACTAATAAGATTTTCGTCTAATAATTTTGGGAATTTTATTAAGAATGTTTTTTGTGGAACAACGCCAACATCGATCAAAGATTGATGCATATGTTTATTGTTAATAATTAAAGAATATATATTTTTATGATTTGGATTTTTAGAATTACACTCTTTAAAATACAACGGTATATCACTTTTTAATTCTTGTTTAATCTTTTCTAATATATGTCGATCTTCTTCTTGTAGTGAAAGTTGTATAGTATATCTATCTTTTCCAACATTACCATCTGCATACAAAAATCCTAATATATAAGCTTTATTTGGGGAATCAATATTATCAAAATAAGTCTCATCTAAACTATATTTTCTAAGAGATTCACTTAATGTTCTTAACTGTATATTGTTTTTCTGTAAAGCTCGTTTTACAGACATATTATCTACATTCAATTTATTACTAATTTCTTTAATTGACATATCCTGATCAACGTACAACTTACATATTAAATTTTTTACATCGTCAGATAAAAAATATTCTTTTTGTTTTATTTCATTTTTAACTAAATATTTTGTTACCGATTGTGATGATATCCCAAGTTGTTTTGCTATATACACTTTGGAATAATCTTGTAAATACATTTCTATTATTTTATTTATTTGTTCATCGGTAATTCGAGTTACTTTTCCCATACTAAATTCCTCCTAAAAATTTGTTTAATAAAAAGACCATAATCTTTGTATTAGGAGTACAAAGAAAAGGGAGCTACCCTCTGTCTGGTCTTAATATTCTCTGTTATATAATTCAATTTCTTATATTTTCATATAAGTTTAGACTATATCTTCATCCCAAAAGGATGTTTCCCGCAGGACTCACTTGAGTCACTTAGTCGTTGAACTTTTCTCTATTCGAGACTTAGCTGCTGATTGCCCATTTTTAAACATAATAAAAACACCTAGTATAAAACTAGATGCTTATGTTCTCTATATATTTAATTTTTAAACATTCACACTTGGATTTATTTCATTCCTATGTTGTAGTTTAAATATCTTTAGGGGTTTCCAGCAGTTCGAGAAATGCACTTTTATATTTACATATAAAAGGGGCAATTTATTTACCATCCCACGTAAGTTCCATGATTTTATCTGAATCAGATTTTAACTTCTCACCCAAAGTAGGATAATTCTTCCCAGTTGAATGAGTATCTACTTGCATTTTTCTTTTATAAAAATCGTATACAGACATTACTCATCACCAACTTTCATTCTCTGAAGCAAAGCACCTGCATCAAACACAAGTTTCTTATATTGATTGAAATTAAAGTTATTTGACTGTAATACAGATAATGCACATTCAAGACTGTTAATAATTTCTACAAAATCCTTTGGATAGAGTAGTAACTTATTACAATTAGAAATTTCAAATAATAGATTTTTATGATATTTTACAACGTCTATATTTTCAAAATCATCCTTTGTATTTTTGTCAGTATATAACACGAGCCAAAAAATTTTCTTTCGTAATTTCTGCTTATAATAATCTACTTGAGAAACTTTAAATTCACCATATTTATGCGGTACTAACTTATCCATTAGAACCACCATACTCACCAAAATAATAAGTGTGACGAGATAATTCAAGCTCCCATTCACGCTTTAACTGTGTGAGCCTTTCTATATTTTTCGAGTAATTATCTATAAGTTTTTTTTCTTCTTTACCACCTATCATCGTAGCAAGATTCTTTGTGTTCTCAAGCTTAGATGGAAAATAATTTATAATAATCCCTTTTGCTAAAATTGTTTTAACAAATTCAGAATCGTAAAAATCATCAACACTATTTGATAGTGTGAAATTTAATTCCATTATTTCATCATCGATGGCGTATGAACTAAATTTCTTTCTAAAAAGTGGAAGAGAAGAAGTTGTATGCAACCATTCACAAAGAGTATCATAAAAATCTTCTTCTGTGTAAGTTGCAAGTTCAAGGTCATTAATCATGGTTAATGCTCTTTTATATATATCTTCATATTTTAGAGAAGGCATAAGTTACCTCCTTTTATAAGAAATCTTTTATACAAGTACCCAATATTTTATCAATAAGAATAATTTTGCTAATAGATGGATAATTCTTTGCACGAATCATAGCCATTGCGGTAGTCTTGATTATTTCACCAAGCCAAGTTGGAGCTTCATGAAGTAGTTCCTCAAACTCTTCATCAGTTTTATCAAAATACTCTTCTGGATATTCGATATTATCAAAATATTTATATATATCTCCAAGTTCACGTCCCCACTGACTACGCAGGTCTGCATCCATAATTAAAATATTAGGTTTTGTAATATATTCAGTTCGTCTCAGAGCCTGTAAATCACGATATTTTAAATACTCGATATTTCCAAAATATTCCCAATGATAAATAGTGTTTTTATCCACACCAACTGCTGTTAGTTTCCAAGGCGTAACACTTTTACATGGAATTTCATCATCTGGATTATAAGATTTATGTACTTTATTTTCTGAGATAATTTTCTTCGTCTCGGATTTTTCATCTGTTTGAGTTTCTTTTTTAGTATCCTTAGAAACAACAATTTCTTTTCGAGCTAAGTCAATCATTTCATCTGTCGCCTTCTGCATATGACTAGATACCGAATAATCATGTTTTCTAAAAAATGCAATAAGCTCTTTAGGTGTAATACCTAATTCCTTTGCGAGTTCAAAAATTTTCATAATTCCTTTTTCTCCTTATAAAATAGGAGAGTGTATTAATAACACTCTCCTTAAAATATTTATACTATTGTGTAATTAAGAATTTTTAATCTTAATTTCTCCGAAGAGTTCATCAACAACAACACCGATACCTTCCTGATATACAAGCTCAGCATCAACCGTCATATCCTTCTTCAGACCGTCCATGCCTGTCTCATAGTATGCAACATCGCCTTCGTTTACTCTCTTGATAGGTTTAAACTCAGGATCAATTGGAAGAATATAAATCTTCTTTTGATCATCGGCAGAGAATACATTTTCTCTTGTTCCTGCCTTATTTACACGAGCAAGTGGAAGACAATCATAACCTTCCCAGTTACCAAGAATACCATTCTTATTTCTTTCATCTTTCATAGAATCTGAGAATAAGTTATAATTTACTGTACTCTGAAGCTTCTGGATTGCTGGGCGAGCAGCCACAAGAATTACATCTTTTCCACTTGTAGAAGCTACATACTCAATATGAGCAAGAATTGCATCTTTTGTTGCTTCTTCAACCTTAGTTTCAGAAATCATATCTGTTGGAAGAGACTGATCCATAGACATAAATGCTGTATAAAGAGCAGCGTATCTGTTCTGCTCAATTGACTTATACATCTTATCTACAAGTTCGGCAAAATCAATTCTACCTGTCTGGAATAATACAAAGTCTGTATATACTTTTACTCCATAGAAAGAGGTATCAATAGAAAATGCCTTACCTGGCTTAACCGCCTGTCTAATAATGTCATGTGTCGAACCATTGAATTTAGATACAGTAAGAAGTGAATTATCATTTACAAAGAACTCATTTGCGTCACCCTCTGCAATATTTACATCCTGAATGTACTCCATGAAACGAGCATTAGCTGTGTTCCAACCTGAGTTCATCTTATCTACTACAATATTTTCAATGAGTGTTGCAATTTCTTTGTTGTGCTCTCTCCATGCCTGTCTACGCTTCATAGAATTAGCTTCTCTAAAGTTAAGACCAAGAATCTTATCAAACTGATTTCTGATAATAGTCTGTGTATCCTCTTTTGAATACTTATCATACACATTATTACCTGCATCCATCATAAGTGAATTGAATGTAACAATGTTCTCATATTTATTGTCGAACTGTGCTAAAGTATTTGCACTAAAACATGTAATATCTTTCATCTAATTTGTTCCTCCCTTCTCTTACGCAATATCCTTGTTCTGAAGAACCTGAATACGAACGATTGTGTAATATGTACCTGCTGAAATACTGTGAATTTTTCCAATGAATCCATTAGTTGTTTTAAGAGTAGCAAGCTCACTTGTTTCAGAAGCCTTCCATGCACCATTTCCATCAACGGTTACAAGATTTCCTACTTTAACCTTACCTTCTGAATCATCATTAAACTGATAGTCAGCAACACCAAAAATATCTGTATGTACAGATGCATCCTGAATCTCGTATGCCTTTACTGGCTTA